AGCTAACGTGCCAAGCACTGACCGCCACATGGTCATTCACGCAAATGGCCTTGCCGCATTGCTTGGTGACGAGCGGGCTGTTTCGTCTGATTTCAATTCACTGCAAGCATTGCAGCGTGGAGACATCAACACGTTTATGGGCTTCACCATGCACGTTCTTGGCGACCGCGACGAGGGTGGCTTGGCAATCGACGGCTCGTCCGACCGCACAAACTTTGCGTTCCACAAGTCTGCGATTGGCTGTGCAGTCGGAATGGCACCAACGACAAAGATTGACTACATCGCTGAGAAAACTTCGTTCTTGGTTGCTGCATGTCTGTCGATGGGTGCAGTCGCAATTGATGCCGCTGGCATCGTTGATGTAACCACCAGGGAGGCTTAATCATGGCTTTTGACAGAGCGAACTGGTCACCGATTGGTGGCCAATCCAAACGGGGCAAAGCGCCTCAAATGTGGTCCTACACCACCACCGATGCCAAAACGGTTGTCGATGGTGCGGGCTACTTCAATGATGTGTCTGGTGACGTAGTAGTGGGTGACCTCATTTACTCCTACGCCTCAACCGGCGGCACCGCTACGGCCTCACACCACGTTGTACTTTCTAACGCATCAGGCGTGGTTGACGTAGGTGACGGCGTAACAATCGCGGTTACTGACAGCGACTAATAACGATTACGGGGGCGGGCAATCCGCCCCCGTACCTATTGGAGTTGATACATGGCCCAGGGCGATACAAGCATTTCGATTTGCAATCAGGCGCTGTTACTTCTGGGCGATGAAAGTATCTCAAGTTTTGACGATGGCACCGCCGGTTCTCAGGCTTGCTCTATCGTGTATGACATGGTCAAAAATTCTACTCTCGGCATCTTCTCTTGGTCGTTTACGGTGGCCAAGGTCGAACTTGCCAGAAGCACCAACACCCCGGCATCAGAGTGGACCTACGAATATATTCTACCATCTGACATGCTCACCGGCGTACCTCGCGCCGTGCGTACTAGTTCGGCGGCTAATGCCCCATTGGTGCGGTCCTATGAAATAAACCAATCAACCGGCGGTCTGTCGGTCCTGATGACCAACGAGACCAGCATTTATATAGATTACCAGAAGGCGGTCCCAGAGGCGCAAATGCCCCCCTACTTTGTGACCCTGATGGTGTACCAACTTGCGTGGCACTTGGCCGAGGTTATCACTGACCAGACCACCAAGTCACAATACTGGCGCTCCATTGCTCTTGGCTCACCGTCTGAGAACTTTCGCGGCGGCTGGCTACGTCAGGCAATGTCTATGGATAGCAGCGGCACACCGCCCAGCGTCATCTCAGATTACTTGTTGACTGACATCAGATGAGCCGCACCCAACAATATCAAGCGTCCTTCACAGTCGGTGAACTGGACCCGTTGTTGCGCGGTCGCATTGACTTGCAGCAATACTACTCAAGCGTGGACCTCGCCGACAATGTTGTCTTTGAGCCTCAAGGTGGGTTCTCTCGGCGCCCAGGCACCCGGTTTGTGCATGACCTCACTGCCGACAACCCCAGTAACTCGGTAATGCTCATACCGTTTGAGTTCTCGACCACCCAGAAATTTATGATTGTGGCGTCTGCCTACAACACCAGTTCAACAATCCGCTTTCGTTTCTTCGCAGACCAGACTCAAATAGAAAACCTCAACAGCACAACAAATGAATACATAGATTTTGCGGTCGGCACTCTCTACGACGTCAGCGCCTTTGACCTACAAAAGCTGTACTTTACGCAGTCAGCCGACACGCTGATTTGCACACATGAGAACTTTGCGCCGTTCAAAATCACCCGTGGCGCAAACAATCAGACTTGGACCGTTGCGGCCCTAACCCTGACCAAGCCGCTCTCCGCTTTTACCGTGTCCACCAGCAACCCTAGTGCCACCATCACGCCAGATGCCGTCACCGGTGTAGTGACAGTAACCGCTAGTTCTGGCATCTTTTCATCTGGCAACGTCAACCAATACATCAACGTAACAAATGATTTTGGCCGCGCCCGCATCTTTGAGTTTGTTAGCAGCACGGTTGTGCGCGTCATTACAGAAGTGCCCTTTGCTAAAGCCTCAACGGCCATTGCCAGTGGGTCATGGGAACTAGAAGCGGGCTATGAGGATTGCTGGAGTAACACACGCGGCTGGCCTAGAACGTGTACGTTCCACGAAGGGCGTTTGTACTTTGGTGGGAGTGCGTCAGAACCCGCAACGCTGTTTGGCTCCAAAGTATCTGATTTTTTTTCCTTCAAAGCCTCAGAAGGCCTAGACGACGATGCCATAAAAGTGACGCTAGCCACCGATAGCGTCAACGCCATTACCGCCCTGCGCTCTGGCCGTGACCTGCAGATATTTACCACCGGGGCCGAGTTCTTTGTGCCTCAAGCCGACCTCACGCCAATCACGCCATCCAATGTCACGGTTAAGTCAGCGACACGGCGCGGGTCTAAGTTGGGATTGCGTCCGCAAGCTGCCGAAGGCGGTACGCTGTTTATGTCCAAAGAGGGCAAGGCATTGCGTGAAATGCTGTTCTCTGCCGTTGAACTTAGCTATGTGGACAACAACATCAGTTTGCTTTGTTCGCACATGATACTGGACCCGCAACGTATGGCCCTGAGACCGGCCACTGACACTACTGAGGGCGATTTGCTGATGGTGGTCAATGGCTCAACGACAACGGGCTACAGGGCGGCAAGCACTGGGTTTGCGGGCAATATCGCGGCATTCATGCTGAACAGGCCACAACAAATCGTGGCGGCTAGTACGTTCTCAACAGACGGTGATTTCATCGATGTCGCGGTTGATGGTGACACCATCTATTGCATTGTCAAACGCACCATAGGCGGTGCCGCGAAGTATTACATTGAAACCTTTGACGATGACCGCACTACCGATTGCAGCTTGCAATACTACGCCAACCCGGTCGCGCCTGACCAGGCACTGCCCAGCAACACAACAGCGGGGTCTCTAAGCCATCTTGAAGGCGAGGTGGTCAACGTAATCCGCGATGACATTGTTGACGCCAATGACACGGTCGCATCGGGCAATGCCACATTGGGCGGCGTTCCGACAAGCTATGCTGAGGTTGGTTTGCCTTTCACGCCTACGGTAACGACCCAGCCATTTGAGCCAAGGGCCGCGTCCGGCTCTAGTCAGAGTGCCCGGCGGCGGGTGGTTGAGGTTACACCAATACTGGACAGAGCGCAGAACCTGACGGTCCAAGGCAAAGAGGTGCAGCTTCAAACCTTGCCCTTGAGTGGCACCGGGTCAGTACCAACCTTTACCGGCGTTAAAAAGCAAATGGGGTTTCTTGGCTACAGCCGTGATGCCCAGATAACAATTAGCCAGAGCAAGCCGGTTTTCTTCACCGTCCTGGCCCTTGATTACAAAGTGAGTGTAGGCGCATGAGTGGTATGGAAATTGTGCTGTTGGGGGCACTTGCTGCCTCATCAGCGGCGGCGGGTTTTGCCAAGGTTAAGTCGGCCAAGTATCAACGCAACGCCTACTATTCGCAAGCGCGACAGGCTGAACTTAAAGGCCGTTCCGATGCCCTAGCCTACAAGCGCGAAGGCATAGACATTCTCAGAAACGTGCAAAAGACAATGGCCACGGCCAATGTCCGAGCCGCCGCCGGTGGCCTTGCGCCGTTTGTCTCTGGCGAAAGCACAAGCCTTATTAACATAGCCAGTTTGCGGGGTGCAGCGGACGAGTTCTCGGTACAAACTGACAATGCCTCTCTGGCACAAAGCATGTCCCAAGCCCAAGCCGACAATCTCCGCACCGCCGGTGACGTTGGCGTTAAAATGGCGCGGACCAATGCCAAGATAGGGTTTGTGCAAACAATGGCGCAAGGCGGTCTGATGGGTGGGTTCACCGGCAATAGTACGCTTCCAATATCAAGGCCTGGCTATGGGCCGGTGGTGCCGACCTAATGGCTGAACGTCCCACATATCAGCGGCGAGGCGCACAACTGCGAATGCCGACCTTCCAAGATGCGGTTGGTCAGGTCGCGGCTAGAGGTGCGGCACAGACAGGGCAAGCATTGGACCGTATGACCTCGTTCTTTTTGCA